TGTTGCAGCTGCACTTACTGACACGCCGCCAGCATTAGCCGTCAGAGAGCAGCTCGCCGTCGCACCCGTGGTTGTCATCTCGTACCAGCGATACGCCGTAGTCGGGGGGAATCTCGTCGGTGCAGATATCGAGCTGTACGGAGTCTCCGTCACTGCCCATAGTTTATCGGTCGACACGCTGGCGCTGAATGTACCGGCACACGTCGTACTCACGTCCTTGTAGAGCGTTGCTCCTGTCTCCGTGCCAGACGCAAGTACAACGTCGCCGGTGCTACTTGTACCGTGTCCATTATTGACAATAATGTGCGCTTTTAGTTGCCATGACCACGGCGCACCTGGCGCGGTGCCAGTTGTACTAGTCTGGATTGCGAGCGATGCGGAAAAGCCAAGATGCCCACCAAAGTTGAAATCGGTCGCCATAGATTGCCAGTCAACGTCTGGCGGAACGAGTGCGTACGGATTCCAAATGCGAACCGTTACGCCCTCGGTGTAATCCATGCCGAGGGTCGATGTGCGCGTGCCGTCAATGTAGGCCACTAGTCGCCACCACTACCAAGGTACAAGCACCGATACGTCGCAGTGCGGATTGCGCGCTTGTCGCCTGCGCTTGTCGGCTCGAATCCGAGATCGATGCTCGGTATCGCGATGATTCGATAGATTCCGCGGATGGTTGCTCCGCCAGGCATCATGATTTGCACTACGTCACGTAGCCAGAGCGGGCGGTTGGTGGCATCGTCAATGAGCAAATCGCTCGTAAACTCGAGCAGGATACGCCCGGTCATTAGGCGGGTTGATACGACATTCTTCGCCTGCACTGCAGCTGCATCACTGGTGATGGCTGGCTCGCTCAGGATGTAGGACACGGTGCGCCCACGCCAGTTGTACGGCCTCGATGCCGGAGCGGTTGTCGGGTCCGCGCTTGCACCATCGGCTGCATAACTGTAGATCAGGTCACCGTTCCGCGGGTCCTGCCCGAGTACGATGATTTGATTCGCCTCGGGCGACTCATAGTGTGCACTCATCTTATAGATGACACGGTGCGGTACAAGGTCGCCCGATACGCCAGCCGTGATTGCGTCCTGGCGTGAGTTGTAGAGCGTCATCACAGGCGTACTGCTTAGGTCGCTCGGATTACTCCACTGGTACTTGTAGCCCGTCGTGGTTGGACTCCATCCGGTAATCCATGTCGCAGCATAATCGTTCTTGATCTTGGAGAGAAGCGTAGCCACATACTCGCCCCGCTGCGGGACGACGGTCGAATATCCGCGCGCGATATCCGCGCTCCGTGGGAGTGTGAATCCGGATGTATCATCCCAGATCAGGTCCGTTGATAGGAATCCTGCGGTCTGAATCATGTCAGACACCGCCGACTGCATGGTCATACCATCGTAGACGATGCCATCCTGATACATCGTGAGCTCGAGATCGCGTGTCCGGTCCTGCCCGTCAAACTGCAGGACGTCATGCGACTGCGTCCAGCGGCGCTCGTAATGAATCTGCGGAGGTGTGAGAGATCCGCGGAATATGTCGATGTATGTCGGTGACGCGCCAGAACTTCCGACGGCAATCCGAATGGGTCGGTCGCTTGTAATCTGCGGTTGTTGTACTCCAGCATCGAGTAGCCGTTGACGACGCGCCGTCATGCTGAGCGTTGCCCTCGATGTCTCGTCGACGCTGATTGACAGAGACTCATACAAGCCCGTGATGTCGACCGGGTCATCTGCCGTTGTAGCTTGTGCAGGCTGATACCACGCCTCACCGAGTGCAATCCCCGGCGCCTCGATGTTGTCTGACGATGTCATCTGGACTTTGAGCCGCACTGTATCGATGACACCATCTGGCGTGTATGCCGTTAGGTCAGCCTTGACAACGGATGCGGTGACCGAGCTTCCACCCGTCGCACGCCCGACGCGGTCCTGAATCACACGAGCGGTGAAAACCGCACCAGTCGGAGGAGCGTATCGCAGCTTGATAGGCTTGCTGTAGATGGCGGCGGAACTGACGAACCGAATCGGCGAGAACTGGAGGAACTGACGCGACACCGCATCCTGTACCTGCAACTTGCCCGCAGGGATAATGACGTTTGTCGTACTGTCCTGGCTCAAATCCTCGAACAAGTGCGATATGTTCAATCCCCAGCTCGTGAGCACGAGCAGTTCGCGACGCTTGTGCGGAATGATGACCACGCTGTGGTACTGGTTGCCCATCGGCGTGAGTCCATTGACCAGCCGCCCGGCGGTCTTGTTGCTGTCCTCTTGGTCGTACTGTCCCTTGAGTACACCGTCCTTGAATATCTGCAATGACCCGTCTGTGAAGAATCGCAGGTAGAGTGGGCTCATGCTCATGGTGGCGGTTGGCGCAAATGCCACCGCAAGCACCATGCGCTTTGCCTTGGTTGGGATGTTGCCGTGGTACATACCAAGGCACCACCCTTGATTCGCGCTCCACGATGTCGCTGTGCGGATGCTGTACGCCGTCGTGGTGTCCTCTTGGCTGCACCAGTAGTCACCGGCGCCTCGCACCTGGTACTGACGCCATGTACCACCGAATGGTGTCTCCATGTCCGACAGCTGCAGTCGGCTGTATATGCCCGAGAATGTCGTGTCGTACGCGCCATCGAAACACATCGGCAAGAGCATTGCCGACCCTGTCACGCTGTCAAACCATGCGTACTCGCTCGATGTCGCGCGGTCCCATGACGTACCATCCGCGCCGATGACGAGCCGTGACTTTGCCGGCCTTGGTTCCGGACAATCGACCTCGACCTTGATAGGCCACTTGATAGCCATTAGATGCGCCTCATCAGGTTAACAGCTTGTGTCCGATACTCTGCCGCAAATATCTTCTTGACGCCTCGCTCGAGATCGATGTTGTACGGGATGAGCGTATTCGGGATGCGTCCGGTCCCAGCTGCAATACCTCCGCCACCGTTAGCCTCGCGCATCTCAACAGCCGTTGCACCAAGCCGACCCAGTGCACCACCGCCGAATGTCTGCCGACGTAGGTCGAGCAGGTCGTTTGTCGTGCCAGTGTTCTTGGCAATCTTGTCCAGGGACTCAGCAACGGTCTTGCCCCACTCTTCGCGAAACTCGCCGACCTTGGACATGCCGATGCCAACGCGCGCCATGGTACCAATCAAGCCACCGTGCCCGCTCCCTGCTGCTGGCGTTCCGCCTGTCGCTCCTGTAACCGGATTCGATGGTGTCGTCGTTGTCGGAGGCTTTAGTCCTTCGGGTTTTGTCTTTGCCGATTGCTCCATCTGGTTGAAAATTGCATCCATTCCCCAGATGGCAAGCCCTGCAGCGGCAACTCCGGCGACGACCTTCGCAATACCAGCGGGACCGGCAAGCGCCTGAATGAGTGCCTCACCAGCCGCGACCAGTTTCAGCGTGTTTGCTAGCCCCTTCATCACCTTACTGAGCATGATGATGCCATCGACAACCTGTACAGCCGTGATGAGTGCAAGGGTTGCCGCAATCCCCTTGAGGATGTTTTGCGCAGTGCTGCCATTCGTCGACACGGAGTCGAAAAACTTCGTCACGCTGTCGAGCCCACTTGTGAGAGCAGGTGTTATCAGACTTAGCCCAGCACCGAAAATGTTTCCGACCTTTTCCATCATCTGAGTAAACGAGTCAACGATGGTCGCCATCTGCGACTTGGTGTTCTTCGCCATCCGCTCGGTCATGCCACCGTACTTTTTGTCGATGATCCGGAATAGCGCATCGAGCGTCTCGGTCGCACTTGAAATCAGCGTGCCGTTTTTGTCGAACGTGATTCCCTCTCCAGCAAAGTCCTTTTTAGACAGGCCGAACATCGAGAGCGTTTCGGAGTCTGGCATGATGCCTTGATTGAGTTTCCCCATCATGCCGACAAGCGACTTTAGGTGCTCTTCATCCGCGCCAAATGCGGCGCCGAGATCCGCGAGTTTCGGGAGTGCTTTCTGGGCATTGATGCCCATCGCTTGCAAACCGACAGCTGCGTTCGCGAGCTGCTTCGTAGTGAATGGCGACGGACCTGCAACCTCGCGTACCTTGGCCATAACCTTAGCCGCTTCGGCAGCCGACCCGGTTACACCTTCCAGTCGCGTGTTGAGTTCCTGGGCGTCTCCGCTGGCCTCGAGGGCGGACTTGCCAAATGCCACGATGCCACCAAGTGCGCCGAGTGTAGCACCTATCCTGCCAAGTTTGGACATTGTGCCAGCGAGCTGCTCAACGGCAGGTGCCGCGCTTCCGGCTTCGTCCTTGATCGCCTTAATGTCGGACTGGACTTTGTTTGCGCCGGACGCCTTAAAGATGATTTCAAACAGTCCAAGTGCCATTAGATACCACTCCTCGCGATGGTCCGTATAATCGCTTCGGCCACATCATGGATGACCTTTTTCCAACTCTCGCCGATGTAATACACCTCGCCAAGTTCTGTTAGCGTCAAGTCACATTCTGAAGGATGGCGATGTAGCCAGGTCACCGATGCCTCGAGTACCTGTTGCTCCACCGCCCCTAGTCGTTTGGGACCTTCTCCGAAATGACCGACAAGTCCAGCTGATAGTTGGTGTTAAACGTTCCGTGGATGTAGAGGTACAAAAGCTTGTTGTCTCGTGCTAAATCGCCGAGTGTCTCGAATACGTTGTACTTACCCTCGTCGCCTTCGGTCGCTACATAGCAGATAGCCATCAGCCGGAGCAGTTTGATGAGCTCATCATCGTAATCCGGATACTTGACCTTCTCGGCGACTGTCGGCGCCTGGAACGCACGGAACAGATCTGCACCTGTTGGCTCGCGAAACGTGATGCTTGCCTCCTCGCCATCGGGCATGAAAGCCGAGAGGTCGATGACGAGGTTAGGCTTAGCCTGCGACGCTCGCGCGCGCTTGAGGTCAGATAACGCCACTAGCTACTCCATGTTGTCTGGCCAGCCACGCCGAGGTTGATGGTAATACTCTCGGTCTGCTCGGTCTCGGACTGCGTACCCCATCCACAATCGGCAATCATGCCGACCCATGTCTCAGAGGTTGCGGCGCCCGCGCCGTCTACGTCTACGGTGACCTTCATCGGGAATCCAATCATCGATGAGTTTGTAATGCGGACACCATCCACATAAAGCTCGAGGGTGATTGACCCAGCGAACGTCGTCGGCATTTTCTGCTCGTATACGTCGCCGAGTGCCGTTAGGTTGATGGTATTTACCGTGACCGACTGCGTGACGGACTTTGCGAACGCGCGCATTTCCGTCGCAGGAGTGACGGCTGTCGCGAGAGTAGCGGCGGTTCCATCCACAATGGCGGTGCCGATTGAATACTTAACGGTGCAGTTTTTAGCAATTAGTTTGGCCATTAGTAGGTCCCCTTACTCCGATATTGTGACATTGTACGCCTGCATGATGCCACAGTTGATGCGCCCGTCAGGCTGCGGGTCGATGATGGTGTCTGACGCCATGCGCATACTCCACCCTTGACCATCCGCCACGGTGAATGACACGTTGTGTAGGAGTGCGTCGACGCGGTCCGCAACTGCCTTGGTGCGAGAGAATGTCACGGTCCCGGTGTGGATATCCCAGACAACAACCGACACGATGTGCCGCACGATACAACGCGCTCCACTAATGGATACCTGCTCCTGTGTGGACCCGCTGTCGCGCTTGACAATCACGAACGGCACCATCACCGGCTTACGGCTCGCAACGTCCTTTTCTGGCGCCACATTGCAATACACGCCGAGCTGATATCCTGGCGCCCTGCCATCGATGGCGAGCAGATCTTGGAGCGTTGCATCCGCGCGAAGCGTCTCGGTAATCCACTCGTCAACCTGCAATACATCAGCTGCCATCGGCGATACTCCTTGCTGCCGCGATCAAGAATTTGAACGCCTCCTGCCCAGCAGGAATCAGAAATGGACGGTTCTTCTTCCGCTCGAGAATCTGCCCGTACTCTTTTTCGACTGCGACACGTGACTCCCACTTACTCGTACCTTCGCGTGGCTTGATGCTGTTGCGTAGTGCTCCAGTCAGCGCCGCCGGCGCTTCTCCTGGTGCGGATGCAATATGCACGCGCGGCGGACTCCCTGGCTTGTCCGATATGAGGTATGCTCGCCCGCTCTTGATGCCAGTCATCGATAGCCTCGCGTAGCTTGTTGCGCGCCAGGCACAATCACGAACCATTCGCGACAGTCGGTCGAGTGCATCGGACTTGCGACTCAGTCCCGACATGTCAATCTTGAGCGTTACCTTGTAGTCACTCATGGTGCGGATACCGCAACAATCAGCGGGCCAAACCTCCGGACGATGGCGCCATTGGTCAGTGCAACTGTCACGCGGACCATTGCGGCGGTTGGCCATGCTGACGGGAGTGTGAGCTCGATGAGCCCCTCCTCAGACCACTTCTTGACCAGCACCGCCGTACCTGTCGGGAACGTGTATGGCAAGCCCGTAGTCTCATCGCTGAACGTCACCGAAAGCGTGCCTGCCGTGATGTCAACCGGACTCCACTGGGCATCCACGAGTGACAGGCTGTATGGGTAGAATGCGCCGACCCATGAGCCGTGATGTGTCGATGTGTCCGGGTCCTCAATCAGCCTGATAATCGGTGTCATTAGATAGCCCTCACCCGCAGCTGTAGCGGGCCGTAGATGATGACCGTCGCTCCGACGGTGCTCCAGAGATTGATGATGTATGACCCCGCCGTGCCAGTCACCGCGGTTGTCATCGGAATGGACACAAAACCATTGACAGCATAAGCCGGCGTACATGTATAGGTTGCCACTAGCCCTCCTGCGACGTTGTACACCTTAGCCTGGACGGTAGCGGATGTCTGATCAATGCCCGTCCCTTGCGCGTCTGTCAGCTGCACAACGACAGCGCCGGCAGTTGACTGGTTGAGATCCAGCGCGCCATCAGCACCGCCGGCATCCGTACGTACGGCGAATGGGCCGATGCGGACCGTCTGCGCGCTCGTGACCGGAGTCAGCAGATCTGCGCTGATGTAGTCTCCGCCAGTATGCAATAGTGCACCCTTCAGTTCAGCAGCTGCCAGCGTGTCATTTACAATGGCGTGAATGTCGGCATCGACGCGGGAGATACCGCCCGATTGATGGAGTGTAACCAACCCCTCCTTACTTGGAGCATCAGCGCGGAGGATGTTGTAGCCGAATGTTCCGTGCGTCGTGTGATCGTCTGTCTGCTCTTGCCAGACATTAGATGGCACGTCCTGCACCAGCACACTCGTGCCTGTAACCGTCTGGTCAATCTGATTGACAACACCACCAAAGGTCGTAGCGTCGTTGTAGCCTGCTGGGCTTGCACCCCAGACAGCCGAGGCCGTTTGTGCAGATGTCAAGCCACCAGAGGACAGTTTAATTGTCATTACCGCACCGTTAGTACCAGATGCACCGCGGACTACAAGCGTAACATCATCAGCTCCAACCGCTAGAGCTGCATCCGGAATATCGACGCGATAGACCCCCGGCATATTGGTAGCGTCAACCTCCGCAAAGCCACCTGAAGTCCACGCCTGTGCGATTGTACGGGCTACCAGAGGGATGCTGACAGAGGCTGTTCGTGTTCTGTTGTAGCGAGCTGAGAGACCAGTGGTTGAGGCTGTGAGACCTGTAGCACCTAGATATAGTTCGATGGACTGTGATGTTGAGCCGGGAGCGATTGTGATGGCTGATGCGTTGCGCTCGGTTGGTAAATAAGAGCCAACAGTAGAAAGACTCCTGTAGGTTGCGGAGCCAGCGTCAGGGTTTGTACCTGTCCACGTTACGCCATACAAGTCTGTAGCAGGTGCGCCAGTGGATGTACCAAAGTTTGTATTTGGACTACTTAGATACGTTGCAAATGGTTGTAGGTTATTGATTGCGTACAAAAGTGACTCAAACAAATCGACACCAGCGACACCGTTAGAAGTACTACCAGTCCCAGATGATGCGCCTGACAGAGCACTAAATGTATACCGATTATATGAAGCCGATACTCTTGCCGCTAAACTGCAAAAGATTGCCGTAGCACACATAAACAAGTTATTTCTAATAAGAAATGGATTTGTCGTGTCATATGAAGTGTTGAAGTGGTTTATTCCAACGTCACCACCAAATAAAGTACAGTTCGTGATTAACCCTCCACCCGGGAAACCAGCACCTGAACCAGTATTATAGAACTCTAATGCTCTTCCAAATCCTCCACTGTTTATCATGATAAATAAACAGTCACTAATCACAAATGGGTTGTCATAGTTTGATGTATGTAGACCAAAGTACAGGTTAAGAATACGTGTGCCATATAATACACATTTTGTAAAAGTATTATTATTGGGAACAGCGGCTGTGTTTGTAACTATAACAGCACCGTAAAATACGCAATTTGAAATAATTACATTTGCACAAGTTGTCAGTGTAAATACATTACTAATTGCTGAAATTCGGTCAAATGTAATGTTGCTAAAGTTTACATAACTCTTAGATGTCAGCGTTAAGACTTGCGCTCCCGTCCCGGTTGATAGGTCACTTGTCGCAGTAAATAGAATGCGACCAGCGGGAATACCTATAAATTGTGAGCCGGTAGGATTACCAATAAACTGTACAGGGTTTCCAGCCGTTCCGGATGCACCACCGTACGTAACGTTATTGACTACGTAGTTGCCCGGTGCAATATAGATGATGTCACCAGCACCAGCAGATGACAGTGCTAAAGTGATTGATGTTGGAACCGATGCCGTACCGGGATAAGCCGCCGTTCCAGATGATGACACGTATGCTGTAGCCATTATTCAGCCGTCCCATTTACGATTTCTTGAGCCATTACAGTGCTAAAAAGTTGAGCGTAATTCTGTTGAAATCCTGCATCCTGTTGATTCCACCACGTAAATACTGAAGTTCCATCAGGGCCGTATGTGCCGAGCAGGTTGCCTTCATTATCGTAAATATCGCCAAAAATAATCCAATCGCCGGGGACGGCAGGATTTGGCTCCATACGAAAGTTTTGGATATTCATTTGCCCACCTTCAGACTGTTCGCATTCGTACCCTTGAACGGCATCGTGAGGAATCCAAGCGCAGCACTCATCGCAGCAGAGACACCAGCCGCAACAGCCTTAGACCCGTACAGTGCCATCACTGCGCCAAGCTCGGAGATGTCGTGTGCTTCAGCCGTGCGTACACCATCACCGAATACTGTCGAGAAGCTCGCGACGAAGGCGATCAGGACGACGACGACAAGTCTAGATATGGATATGCTGTTCACTTTGTTACTCCGTCAATAATCTTTTTACCGTTGACCCCGGGCTTGCCGTCTAGCCCGGCCCAGTCTGCAATCAATTCAATTCCACGTAAACCAAGTACACCCAGTAAGAATGCGAACCCTAGCAGATAGTTCGGATCAGTCTGATTGAGCATTTTCCCCAGGAGCGGTGTCAAGTAAGTTGCACTCGCTGTGCCTGCTATGACGCTCGCGATATTGGTCCCGATTGAGCGTTCCGCAGGCGAACGCAGCACCATAATGACCGCGCCGACAAAACCCGCAATGAGCTGCTGAATGTTGATGGATTGATTGCTGTCCATGCCTGCATTATGACCCCGTATGTCCATGGTTACCCTCGGCGAGTGCGTTGATTATCCATTGACATGATGACGCAAGTTAATAGTCAGCGTCACCGCATCGCTGTGTCCTTGGTCTTCGCCTGCAACCTCCCAGTATTCACCAGCAGCCCAAGGTGTCTGCCCTTCGCGATATACGCGGTCCTCGATCTCAATATCCGAACCATACCCGCACGTCATAATCCATGCGCCCTCCGGTTGCATCGCGTCAGCTGTCACTAGCTCGGTGTCGACGCCAGCTCGTACCGTTGCCTTGATGGTTGCAACCTTGCGCCATACGGTGATAACTCCGCCCATGCCGTCATTGTCAGGAGTCCACCGATACACGTCTAGGTATTCGGAGCCGACATACTGTGACAGGCCGGCGCGCAGGTTGTTGAGGAGCCCTTGCGGTATCACTACAAAATCCTCATCGATAGGAAGCGCGACGCCTGCCGGATGCACTTGTCTTGGAGTGAGCCAATCGATGCCGACACGGCGCCATCAGTGACATTGACGAGCCCGGCTGCGCGTGACGCCTTGAGTAGCCATCCCTCACGGCTGGCGGACATTACGTCGTACTGTACTGGAGCAGGCCCGATGTCTTGCCACTCTAAATCTTGGCCATCACCGATTGCGTAGTATGGCTGCGTGACATAGTCTGGCCAACCTGGTTCGACAGTGTCGGACGTGCCAGCAATGATGCAGAGATAGATGCGCCCATTGGATACGGTAGGAATGACCTTGTCGCCAACCACGTAGGCGGTGCTGGCGGTCCACACTGTATATCCCTGCCACTTGTCCACGAGCGCCGCAAGGTCGCTGCTATCGAGCTCAGGATATTGGTCTGATGCGCAGTTGCGCGCGACCTCGAGCAATGCCTCGGTACGTGTCATGCATGCCTCCAAACAAATAAGGGAGTGGAGCAGCTGCCCCACTCCCCGAGAGTGAACAAACCGCGAGGACTAGCTGATGCCTGCGGCAAAAACGATGACGGAACCAGGGAACTGTGAAGCAGGCCCAGGAGCGGCAACGTTACCCGGATCAATGGCGCCCGAGAAACCAAAGCGCTCGGTCGCACGGATAGCGACTGCGTCCTGATCAAAGTAGCGCTCGTACGATGTTTGGACGTTGAGTCCGCGCTTGTCGCCGAATGCACATCCCTTGTCAAGTGCACCGAACACCGCAAATGGCTGGTTGGCCGTAAGCGTTGCAGGCATGTCCTGAACAAAGCGGACAGGGTATCCAAGGAACTCAGGCTCCTTGCCTACACCCATCGCAAGCGCGCTATAGGAGTTGCCACCAAGGGTGACCAGCTTGTCCGCGATGTAGGAGTAGAACAATGTCTTGTGGCAGTAGAGCGCCGCGGTGTCCTGTGCGTACACAGGAAGTTTGCCATATCCACTTTGCCATGTAGCGAGCGTCATCGTAGATGGAGTACCAACAGATCCAGTTGGTGCGACAACGAGGGATGCGATGTTAGCCTTGGTGCCAGACAGTGCATAGATGTACTGCATTACGCCAGTAATGCCACCGTCACCAGCAATACCGGTGCCGTTGAAACATACGCGGTCTTCTTCGTGGCCGAGCTTGTTCGCCATGTCAGCAGCCACGTAGGAGCCAATCGCGACAACTGCATCCTCGTCAAGTTCGGACGAGATAACAGTCAGTGCGGCAAGCTTCTTCGCGGTCAAGGATGCCTGTGTCAGCGTGCCATCGCTTGGAGTAATTGCAGCTGCGTCAGCGTACCAGTTAGCCGTGACAGATCCGGAGAGGATAGGGATGTTGAGCGCGTTGCTCTTCATCGGCCATACACGCGCATACTGGCGCATCACGGATGCCTTTTCACGGAGGTAGACCAAGGTCTCCTGCACGATGGTTGGGACAGCATATCCACCAGCACCAGGAGTCGTCTCGGTCATCGCCTTGATGGCTTTTGCGTCGACGCCCATGTGGTCACGGCACCAGCGGTCGGCATACTCGTTGCCATTCATCGCAAGGATGAATGAGCCCATCTTGTATGCTTCAAATGCCTTTTCAGCACGAGTGTTGCCGGCGAATGGCAGCGGGCCGTAGTGTCCGCGCTCCCATGCCTTGACCTCTGGCTCGGACTTGGACACGAGGAGAGTCTTTGCGAGCTCGTGGCGGTCCTTAGCGGCTTCGTATGCATCCTTGACGCGCTTTACTTCAGCGTCGTCACAGTGTGGCTGGTTGAGCAACTCGATGAGTGCAGATTTGTACTGCGACTCTTCGACTGCGAATCGTTCGATCTTGGACATTAGTCCTCCAACAGCGAGAGCAGGAGCGCTCGCCGGTCTATTGTGCTCAGTGCATCCGGATTCTTTTCAACTACCGGCGTGCTTGGTGTCGTCGATTTGGTTTCGTCCTGTGTCGATGCATCCCGCATCGATTCCCAGACGGTTGGAGAGAGACGCTTAGCCTCCTCCCGTGACAGTCGCAATGCATCCCGCAAGCGACCCTCAACATCTCGTACGGATGCCGGGCGTGCCGCCCGTCGTCCGATTGTCTGCAGTGACTTGAGCTCATCCTCGCTCATGGTCTCGACCTTGGATGCAAGGTCTTTCGCGCGGCGAGCAAACTCGTCAACTAGCGCAGGAATGTATTGTGCGACTGGCATCCCGGATTCGTAGATCTCGTGCATACCACTTGTCAGAACGCAGTAGAGCGAGTGCAGAGCCTGGCTAAACATATCCTGTTCGGCATTGGCGTAGAGCTCGCTGATGTATTCCGCAACGTCCGTGACGACAACAACGTCCGGCGCTTCGGTCTCCATCTCGCCCATGCCTTCGCCCATATCCTCACCCATGCCATCATCCTTGGTCTCTTCCATGAGCGACTTCACAAAGTTGCGCGGTTCGGCAGGCGTTGGTGTCAATGATGCCTCACCGATTGGCCAGCGTGTGACCATAAACCGACCATCCGGCATTTGCTTGCGCTCGACCAGGTGAGAGGCGGCTCCGCTCGAATATGCCAACTTGCCCATCTTGACCAGCTGTGCAATCTTATCGGCGTACTCTTCGCTCATCTTGAGTTGAGCGTCAAGCCACATGCCCTTTTCGTCAACGTTGATGGTGCCGTAGCCAATGTCCTTTTTACCGATGGCTTCATCAAACCCATGATGGTAATAAAGGTTAATCGCCATACCGTTGAGCTTGTCAATCGGTCGACCAAAGTCCGTTTCGGGGGTGAAGAAATCGCCCGCGACGTCGGCACCATTGGCACCGTCAAAGCGCAGGAGGTAACCACGGACGCGCCCGTCTGGCGTGCTTTTGACCTCGTCCCCGATGTAGATCATCTCCGGCATTAGACTAACTCCCTCACCGGTATCGTTTGTGCGACCGGTCCCCACTGTGTATCTTGACGCACGCGGCCCATTTTTTCCAATGGTAGGCCAGCCTGCCATAACCTATACCGCATCGGCCCGAGCACTTCGAGCTGCTCTTGTTGTGTCAGTTGTCCGAAAAGGTCCTCGCGGTCAGGCGCCATCGGTGACGGTAAACCGCCCGGATTGCCCGTTAACTCCTCGTAGGAGAGGAGTATCGGGATGATGGTACACCGACAGTTCGGGTGTGACGCAACCGGCTTGTCGAGTGGCCACGTCTGACCATGTAGAGCCCAGCAAACGACGCATACGCGCTGATCTCCGGCACATACACGCTGATAACCCTTGATGATGTCCTGGTTCGCGAGCATGGCGGCACGTGTGCCCTCGCGCGCAGCTCGTATCATCTCAGTGCGTGCGATGGTTTCCGCTCTTGCCGGAGCAAGCACGGTGTATGTGTCGCTGAGAATCTTTGCGAGTTTGTACGGGTGGAACCCTTGCGCCACGGCGGATGCGACACGCTTAGACATATCCGGGCCGATGGCGGCGTATAGGTCGCCAAGTGGTGAACCATCAGCGGCAAAACCGAGAGCGAACTCCACACCCTGCTCATCGACGGCGTTCCACACGCTCGAGATTGAGACATTCGTTGGCAATCCCATGCCGGGTCTGATTGGGTCGGTCTGCATGTCAAGCGCAAGTTGCAACCCACCACGCTGCGCGTCTGTCGCACGCTTGGCGGCATCGATGCCGTACTCCGTGACCTTTGCGCCCATCTGCTCGGCGAGAGACTCCAGGCGCTCTTGGTACATCTGCAAAAGGTCGAGTCGGTCAGAGATCAGTACGCCCTCGCTCACCAGCTCGTCCTCGATGGCTTTTGTCACGGCGGATAGACGCGCAAGCACATCGGACATGCTGTCCATGTATGTGTCGCGTATCTCCTTGACTATCGACGCCTCACGCCGGAGCATCCTCTGGCGGTAAACCTCGGCAACCTCATAGAGTGTCGGCATCGAGCTCCCATCCATATACGGGGTGTGTCGCGCTCTTAGTCTCGTCTGCTTGGTCTACAATCTTGCGTGCAAGGTTGCGCGCCCAACTCTGCCCGCTGTCACCGCCCCAGAGGTCCCACGCCACGCGACCAGGACTCGGGAATCCCGGCTCACCTGAATGAAAACCTTCGGCTTGCTTGTCGACTTCGTGCCTGCTGAAAAACGAGTGCATCCGGAGGATGGTGTCTTCCGACAACTTGTCCCCGTTCACCAGTTGATTTGCGCGACGTAAACCGACCAGCGTCCCGCCCTTGTTGCCGGCCTCACGCCATGCGAGTGCGCGCTTTGCCGCATTCCGCATTGAGTCGGTCGGGTAATACTTGAGGCCCTGCTCTTCTCCTGGTTCGAGTTGCAATGCCTTCGATTCTGTCTGGACCGTGACCGGTAGCAAGCCAAGGTGCTGTATCGGGTCGAGGCCGACAGCTGCGAGTGCTGCCTCTGGTGCGAATCCTGAGCGAATAAGCGTGCCTGCGCTTGTCACGAGTGCGGCAATCTCTTGCGGTGTGCGCACTGGTTGTCCAGTCGGCATCGATGACATGTCAATAATCGGCGCAGGTTGAGCACTTGGGAAGTATCGCCCCTCGTCCTCTGCTCCAGGCGTAATGCCACTGATGCGCTTCGCGGTTGCTTGGTCGATGATGCCAGCCTTGTACAGTCGCTCCGCTCTCTCGGAATCCTCGTTAAGGTCGCTTTGTAGCGCAGGGATGTTGCTTGTATCCCACTCGAGATAATCGCCCGGTTGCGTCTCCGGGAAGTCCGGGAGCAGCTGTGCGGTGAGTGAACGGGCGAAAGCGGCATAGAGCGGAATCATGCCATCAGTCCACGCAGATCGCGTCGCCTGGTCAAGGTTGGAGTATGTCGCACGCTCAAGCCCAGAACCCAACTGGAGCACCAGTGGGTTAAGCCCTAGTGCCGCACAGATGCGCTCCTCTGGCTTGCGCCTGATGTCATCGAGCGCCATGTCTTTAGGCGACCATGCGACGCGCTCAATCTTATACGGCTGTTGCATGACAACAACACCGCCGGAGCGGTCACCGCGGAAGTTCTGCTGTAGCGCGCTCTTTGTCACCTGCGCGTCCTCTGGCTGAATCATCACCGCGTCGCCATCAGGTGGCCCAACGATGAAGCTCGGAACCGGGGACGATGCGAGCCCGTAGCCCATGCGCGACGCCATGTTGTCAGCGGCAATCTCTGCGAGCACCGACGTCAATGGTGAGCGCCCGAGCTTCCAGTCGTCCGGGTCGCGCCCATACTTGACGCGAATCACATCATCGACCGGCAGATCGCGAGACCATCCAGACGCCGTGTAGCGATAACTGATAATGCGCCCGTCCTTGTCTGTTTGCGGCGCAATCATGTCAGGCGGGATTGACTGCAGCGCGCCAGGGATGCCATTCGACGGATTGCGGCGCTTGACCAAGTACGTCAGGCCTTGCACCCGGTACTCGGCAATCATGTTGTCCCAGAGCTCACCAGGCACTGCTTGGCTGTACGGGTCAGGGTCACGCAGGAGCGCGAGGATTGGATGGTCCGGCACTGGCTCCGCTTGCCCATCAGCTGTCGGACGCATCACGCGGAGTTGTCCCTGTGGGAAATTGCGAACATACCAATCGATGCCGATCGCGACCACGCTGTTGAGCATGAGGTCACCAGCAATGTCACGCCAATTGCGGTTGCTCTCCGGTAGACGGACTGTCAGTAGTGACCGATACTGTCCGTCCCCATAACCAGTGCCCCATGTACTCTGACGCGTCTGCGATGGTCCAGGGAGCGCGGTATCAAGCGGTGCCGGTGTCACTGCCTTGGTGCCAAACGAGCGGATGCGGTCGAATATCGATAACTTGGCCATGCTCACATTATGACACTACACCGCGCCCCATGAGCGCGAGTTGAGAGTGAGCTCGTTGTACGCGTCTGCAGCTGCGTCTACGGCATCGTCGTGTTTGCCGACTGGGAACTGTCGCCATTGCTCCATGATGCTTGACGTCCATTCACCGCGCGTTATCTTGACCATGCCACCCGCGACAGCTGCGGCGAACGGCTCAGCGCGTACGGTCTTATCGCCCGTCACTGGCTTGGTCACCACCGAGTATCCCTGGAGTAGCCGCATCATGTGCAAGCGTTGACTCTTGCCTGCCTGCCCGGGGTCTTGCGGCATACGGATGCGTACGCGTACGCCATCGAGTACGGCTGTCTGACGGATGATGCGGTCCCGCTCGTCCGGGTCATACTGGCCCATTACGGCATCGAGTATCCACAGGTAGCCATCGGCATCGATGCCCATCAGGATTCCACAGGTATAGTCGCCACCACCTGCCGTTGATGCAAGGTCCCAGGCACGGCACATACTCTTGAGTTGCGGGCGCTCGGTCACAACCTCGATGCGGTCTGTACGGATATACGCGCCGGTTCGTGGTGTCGGGTTCTGCTGATATAGGGATGACCAGCCGTACTCGCCGCCGTCCTGCTTGATGACGTCCCGGATACGCTCGAGATCTGCGACGGTGTACCGCTCAGGCCACAAAGCATCGCCCATCACGCGACCGATGGCATCTGTCTCGTCCTCGCATATGGCGGCAAGATTGAGCACCGTCCAGCGCCCCCGCTCGGATGCGACAGCTCGTGCAGCGATGTCGTCATGATGCCAGCGTGTGCATATCATCACAATTGCACCGCCAGGCTCAACGCGCGTGTATAGGTCGTCCGTGTACCAGTCCCACGCTTTTTCACGGTAGACCTCAGACTCAGCATCCTCACGACGGCGGATAGGGTCATCAATGATGATGCGCCGAAAACCTACACCCGTCGGAGGGCTGCCAACGCCCCTCGCCATAAAGGTTCCACCCTCTGGCATACTCCACTCGTCCTGCGCCGCGTTGTCTTTTGATAGCGGTGTCCTGGCGCGGACAATGGCGCGTGTCTTGCGGCTGAATCGCCGGGCCATGCTTGTGTTGTACGCCGTGACCAGAGAGTTGCTGTGTGGGTCCATCTCCATACAGTAGGCGCCATACCGCACGGTGCCGGTCTCGGTCTTGCCGTGCCTCGGAGGCATGTGAATTGCCAGCCGGTCAATCTCCCCGCGCTGCACCGCGTCCAGATGCTCGCAGATCGCCTTGATGTGTTTTGCCTCAGCCGTCCAACCGGGCGGGAGTGTCTGCCGTAGATAGTCCTGATATCCGGCAAGCTCCTGAGCCCCGGTGTTAGTCGCCGGGCTCGGCTGCCGCGTTGAGAATCTGAAGCGTTGTAGTCGCAATCGCGTCATAGAGCTTAGCGAGGGCAGCTGCGTTCTGCTGTTCCCTGTACTTGGCATCGTGTGCTGTCCTTGCTATGCCTTGCATAGCCTTGATGTTGTCCGCCAGCAGGTCAACGAGCATGTCGTCTAGTTGCGTCTGCTGCTGAGTTTGCGTATTTGCAAGCGCTTGCAGTTGCGTGTCGGTCATGCGCTTGCGGATGCGCATCACCGTCGAGTCAGGCAGGCCGTAATGCCTCGCGATGTCTGACTGTCGCTGTCCCGCAATAAGTGCCGCTTGTATAGCGGCCTCAAGCTCGCCGTCTATCTTTCGTCCTTGTCGTGATTCCATGACCTTATTGTGCCTTATACATCGACCGTACGTAGTGAATGGTGCCATGGCATCGGTAGCAGAGAGGCAAAAGATCTGCGTCATCCTCGCCACCGAGGCGGGCATATGTCAGGTGATGCACGTCAACTTTGTACCGCTCCCGTGAAACTCCGCACCTGGCGCAACATCCCGAGTGGGCATCGAGGATGCGTTGCCGTGTCACTCGCCATCGAGCCGAGCGCATGTACCGCTTGACGTATGAGCGATAATGCTCGGCGATATCGAGCGGGCTATGACCTAACAGCTTGAGCCGTGACACGTTATGATGCCACGGCTCCTGCATGTCAAGCGATATCGTCGCGTTGTCCATTGGTCTCGTATGAGCTGTCAATCGCACGGCACACGGTCGCGCAATACCCGATGATAAGTGCGCCAATGGCCAGCATCGCGAGTGCCGTTGCGCTGATGATGATAAGCGCCCACGTCAGCACTTTTCACCGTCCATCTCAGTGATTTGCTTGCGCCACTCTCTCCATACTACAGTCCACCGGATGTACTGTGAGGGAGTGAGCATAACTTGCCACGAGCCGAGGTGTAGTGTGTCGATAAGTTGCTCCAGGACAAAACTCCCGAACGCTTGGCAATCGTGTTTGAACACATCCGTGCCCGTCGCACGCATCACGCGCTCAGATTCGGTGTCGTCTTCATCGACGTTGACCATCTCGACAAAGCATCCATCGGTCCATTGCATTTTGCGAACCTTGCAACCGTACGACATGGCGTACGTCACGCCATGCCCAGTGATTGGCAACCACGCATTAGGCATGACGTCGTCTGTCTTAAACGCCATACCAAGGCTGATACAGTCCATCACCATGTGTCGATGTGCATCTACCTTGTCGGCTGTCTTGCCGACGATTGTTTCAAATCCCATCCTGCACCTCCATTGCATCCGCCATCGAGAGCAGCTGCACAAGCGTCATGCCAAGGCCGTCCGCGATGCGTTGCCCCATGGCAATCGTGATATTCCTACGCCCGAGCTCAATGTCAGTCATATACGTACGGTTGATGTTATGAGTACAGGCGAACATCTCCTGTGACAATCCGGTCCGTACCCGCATACGCCGAATGACGGCGCCCAGGCGTGCGGAGTATTCATCCGCGCCATTCTTACCCTTCATCACGTGCCTCCTTGGTCCATCATGTCGAGGTGTAGCATGTGGCCGAGCTGCTTTTGTGCGGTCTTGACAAAATGCCTGTCGATGCCCTCGAGCACATCTGCATGTTGCATCTCGTCAATGGTTTGCGATGCCTTTGTCAGTGCCTCGAATGCGGCAAATAGATGCGTCATCAAATCCGACCGGTCGGGATACGGTGTCGGATCGGATGCAATGTGGACTTTGATCCAGCACACATCTACATCCTCGTCGACAATATCGATGTGATGCCCAAACAACGCGCATTGCGCTGGGTCGAAAACCACATCGGTAACTCCCTTATGGAAATCTATCCAAAACTTTGGACTTGCTGAGAATCCGAGCGTCTCACGCCGAACTTCCCCGTAGTCGACCTTTGTTTGCATCGCGAAGTTGATGCACTCCCTGACAGGACCAACATGTCCCAGGATAAGGCAATCCGTCGGTACGCGGCGCGGCGCGAACTTGTAGATGGTCCGTGGTTCTAGCCTAGGCCTACGAGGGGTAGGCATTGCTGCAAACATCATCTTATTGCTCTCCAGTCTGAACGGAATCCCGAGACTCATTTACAAACTCCAGACATAAGTTGACGAGTGTACCCATCAGGTAGTCGTCGCTTGCTCCATCGATGTACTCAGGATGGAGAAAAGTGTCGTAGTTCCATCGACCGAGACCATCGCGACGGCTAATCTTTATCATCGTCTGACTACGCAAAGGGTCGTAGTTGGCGCTTATATAGTCAATCTCACTTGCACTGAGTGGTTGCTTGATATCCACCCTGTCCTTGATGGCCCTTACCACCGGCAAAAGCTCATTCGAATCATATTTCAAACCATTGACCACCATCATGAGAAAGCCTTCCATGTCACATAGAGGCAAAGCGTGTGGAGCATCTGGTCAAACCCGATGATGTTCCAAAACCGCTTGATGTCATCAGCCTTGTACGCTTTGGTTGATGCCCGACTGGTGAAGTAGTCGACCACGAGGTGCAGCATCGCATTGATGCCGATAAATCCCATATACCGAAACACATCCCAGCTATGCGCGTCGTCAATCAGGCTGTACACCGATGCGACTAGAACAAAGTGCAGCGAGTAATACAACACATGCCGTAGGAGTGCGATGTTGTCGCTGGACTTTGCGACCGCAATCTCACGTGACTGATTGACGAAATCTGCCATCCAGTGCTGAACGATGATGCTCTCAAATGTCATGCCATCACCTCCCAGTCAGTCGCCAGCAGATCTGCACCGATGATGTACGCAAGCCCCACATGCTGACGACGTCCGAGGATGACCTTGTACTCAATCATGCGCCCCTCACACATCGCATAGCAAGTGTATGAGTCGCTCCGCCGTATCGCCTTGCCGGCACGGAGCGCAGGCAACACCGATGCAATCGAGCCATCCTGTACACCAGTGGGCTTGATGATTTTGATGGATGATGCAGTGCTCGCAGCTGTGTCTTGCATCGAGGCTTGCTTTTTCTCCGCGATTGTCTTCGCGAATGATGCGGCCTTTTTCTCTCGGCGGATGCCGTTGATGCGCTCTTTTATTGCGAGGTGTTGCGCTTCGCGCTCAACCCAGTAGGAGTTGATCGTGTCATCTTTGAGCCAATTTGGGATGTCACTACTCCAAACCCTCGCCTGCTTTTCAGCGTCTGCTTTTGTTACAGCTGCGTCGCGGAGGTCCCAGTAGGTCTTTAGCCGCTCGATGCGCTCGCTCTGCGTGAGTGTCCGTTGTCCTGGATTACCGCGACCATTGACCAGCCGATAATACAGGCGCTTGTGCTCCTCGCTCTTGCTCAGGACATAGTAGAAATTACGACCATCACCGAAGACTATCCGGCTAGCTTGAGCAACCGTCATGCCATCGTTGACATGCTTTGCGACTCCTCGGACAATCTCCTCGATGCGCTCGCGTGTGAAAGATTCACGCTTTCCGCTCCCTGGTGATGTCACAACGTTTGAACGGCTGATAGTGCCGATGCCATATGCGCCAATCATTCGACCACCTCCCAATCGCGCACTGGTGTGCCCTTGTCCAGGATGTCTCCCGGATGCGGATACCAGCGCTGTCGCGGCTTGCCATCGATGACAATCATCAGCAGTTCGCCATCGAGACGCACCGCTGCACGCGGAGGCCATGCCATACGACGAATACCGCGACCCTCAGTGAGAGTGCGGTAGATCTCGCCAAACTCCGAACCACGCCGAGGCTTGGCACTCGTGAAGTTATTCGCCATCTGCTCGCGCCTCCTCGATGTCCTCTGCTTGTGCCATCACTTGCGACTCGATGTCGTGCACCTTGCCAAAGATACCGGCCTCATAACCCTTGTACGCAAACTTATCGAGCGGCACCGACAATACCGCTTCGGCCAGCTTCGCGAGGTCCTCATCAGTTGGCGATTGCAACCGCTCAATCAGTTGCGTGTGACTGTCTACGTCTTGCCTCAGTGCATCAATACCCTTTGTGGCTGCAGCGTTCCCCAAATCACCCATCAGGTCTAACTCAGCAACTTTGGTAGACATTGCTTTCGCCCAGGTAGTCAACTCCGAGATACTCATAAGGTCGAGGTCATCATCGTTGCCATCGGCGCCGGTTCCATCAAGTTTGTCTACTCTCGCCTTCAATGCGCCATAAACCTGTTGTGCTACTTGCTCAAACATTGCCTGCTTGAGCTCAAGTTGCTCAACCTTCTGCGCAAACACGCCAAATGCCACGCGCAGCTCCTGAAACGTGTACTCAGTCACTGGCTTGACGCCAAAACTTACGGGGCCATCGTCCCACTTTGCTTGTTCTTCCATACCTACCTCCTGCAAAAATGGCCCGGGTCTTTGCCCGGGCCTCGTGTCGTCCTACTCGTCGAATGGATCCTTGAGCTCGCCGAACGCATCCCCGGCAGGCGCCTGCGCTTTGCGCCCTGGTGCGCGTGGTGGTTGCGGTGCCTGCGGCGCTTGTGGCGCGTATTGTTGCACCGGTGGTTGTTGCACCCATCCTTGCCCCTGTGGCGCCTGCTGTGGCGCGAATCCCTGCTGTGGGGCCATCTGTGCCGGTTGCTGTGCAAATCCCTGCTGTGGCGCTGGTGTGGCCGGATATACAGACACAATCGCGTTCGTGCCACTGCCTGTCTCGTTGCGAGGTGCAACCCACTCCACCGTCACATTCCATGCGCCATTGAAAAGCAGCGCGTCGTTGAGCTGTGACCACTGCTGAGCGGTGAACCGCTGACCGAGCATCGTGTCCATCAGCTGTGTGAGGTGCGCGCGATCAGAACCGTAAGACATGCCAGTCCACTTGCGGAAGCGGTACGGGTTGCCGTTTGCATCCGTCACCTGCGTGGTCTCGAACGAAAACTCGTACTGGTCTTCAAACTCCCCAGGACGCTGATACTTTGGACGCTGCACAACGTTGAGCCCAGCGAGCTTGCACACGTACGTGCCTGCTGGTGCTGGTACCGCATCCGGGCGGAATGCGGTCGATTGGAAAAACCCTGCCATACTTGCTTACTCCTTACCGTCGCCGGTTTTGACCGGTTCGACGTTATAACACAATCGCGCATGGCCGCGCAATAGTGAATTTTTGGACACTATCATGTGATGTCTCCCAGCTGTCCATCCTGCGTGTGGTCTCGGTACTCCGCGACCCGAAGGGAGCGGGTACCAGGACCACCGCATTCCAAACATTCTTAACGCCAATATGCTTAACTGTCTAACTGCCAACCCCGCCGTAGGCGGAGCGTAGTGGCGGTGCCGTAGGCCGCCTACACGGGGGGATTTATAAGGGGGGTTTTTACAAGTGGTTCCCATATTTATATACTTAAAGGGGAACCACTTGCGGAACCACTTGCGGGAACCACTTGAGGCCCCAAATCAGGCCATTTTTGATGGCTTAGAACATGCCCCGCGGATAGTACAAAACGGACGCATTCGGACCCCGCTGAGACGTTATCAAGCCATCACTGAGCATTTGCCCGAGCACGTCCTGGAGCGTCGCTTTGCGCTTGCCTAGCTGCTTCGCAAGCACATTGATACCAAGTCCCTGACCGGTATCAATGGCGGCCAGCAACTCGTCCTGTATCGCTTTGGATGCAATCGCGGCCCGAGCGTCCTTGTCCACTGTCCGGATGTATGTCTGCCCACCGTCGTCCGCGATTTCAAACGTGACGTCTAGGGCCTCATCCTCGCCCACCAGACGCCCTTTAGTTGTCTGGATGCGATACTGGCCCTTATCGACTCGAGACAGGCTGTATGCGGCATCTGCAGCTGCAACAATCTCCGCAGCGCCGCGCATTCCCTCGTGCGCGATGCCGCCTGCTGTCCCTCCCTTGCGGTCATGGTGTGCAATCACTACGGCAATGTCGGCCTCGAGGAGGCATTTAAACCGCTCAAACAACATCCGCATCTGTGAGTTGTCCGACTCATCGAGCCCGTGAATGCGCACCAGGGAGTCAATCAGCACAAGCCGCGTGCCTGTCGCCTGACAGTGATCGAGGACGCGCTTGGTATCCATCATCGTGTCCATACGAACCCCGACACGGTTGGTGTAGGTTAATCCCGCACCGCTCTTGAGGCCGAGTCGCCTTAGCCGGCTCATGAGCTTGCGGAGGCCCATTTCCTCATCGATGTACATGACGGGCGTTTGTGGGATGTCGAACTCCCCAAGCCATTGACCGCCATCGAGGGCGGCGCGCATGAGGTCGAGCATCACCCATGTCTTGCCAGTGCCGGGTGGCGACGATAGGTAGTGCAATCCACCAACCGCAAAAACCTTGTCAACCAACCACTGCTGCGCGCCGAGCTGCTGTTCTTCGACCAGCATCCGGTCCCAGTCCCAGATTTCCCACGCGCCGGCAGGTGTAACGCCTGGGAGTGCGTCCGGTATCGTGCCTTGTGCCCATGTAACCCAGAATCGGGATATGGTCCGCTCGACCTCCTCACGCGGGAGCGGTGGCACGCAGTAGGCATCGTTCCAAACCATCGCGTGGTACAAGGCATGCTCATACTCAAACCGCTTTGCGCGGAGGAATCCGCAATAGCCCACCAGCCCCGCATTGCGCGTGCCTTCGCCGTGCGGGCGGAAAACCTGCGACCATGTACTCTTTCCACCAGACAGGACAGCGCCTACCCTGCGCTCGTCCCCGCTTTGCAATATCGCGGCGAGATCCTCGAGCGATAGTTCTGCAAGATCATTGACTTGCTCATCCATTTTTCAACCTCCTGATGTGCATCATAAGCAGATACGCGCACTCGTACGCGTGCTTACCCATGTCGGGCTATGTTCGACGCATCCACTCTACATCGAGCACGGACCCGCCGAGGTCGTATGTGTAATAATTCCCTCCCTTTCGAGTTTTCCCCAGCAACACGTTGCTGTCGTA